TTAGTAGAAAGTGGAACTCAATGATGTCTGGAATCAAGATGAAGGGTGCAAACGGAATGTTTACACCGGCATCTTTCAGCCACATTTACAAACTAAAGACTACTCAAATGTCAAACGATAAAGGCACTTGGTTTGGTTGGGAAGTTAGTAAAGTTGGCCCAGTAACTGACAAAGGTCTTTACGATCAAGCTAAAGGTTTTAGCGATAGCATCTCAAAAGGTGCTGTGAAAGCTAAACATGGCGAAGAGAAACCAAAGGACCAAAAAAGCATTATATAATTCCTTAGGGGATATGTGCACAGTGTGGGCCTAAAGCGAGAGTGGAGGGCCCACAGAAACAGTTATTATGGAAAGATACATAGAATATTTTAACGGATATAGGAATGCTTATGGTGTAGCTGATTTCAATCACCAGGATTCCAAAGTAGATTCTGAAACAGGTAAAAAGAAACCTGTATACAGATGGAACTTTGAAGAACTTACAACAGATATTTATCAACAACACTTAGAAGGCAAGTTATCTATTGGTATACAACCATGTACAGAAGACTCAGAAGTTAAATTTGGAGTAATAGATATAGATCCAAAAGACTACTCAAGCTTTAACAAGAAAGATTATATAGATGTTATACAACAATTTGAATTACCTTTATTACCCATAGAATCTAAGAGTGGTGGTCTGCATTTATTTTTATTTATGGATAAATTTACAGATGCATCATTAATCAAATCATTTTTATCTAACCTGTTGTCTTTGTTTGGGTTGAAACCAGACTGTGAAATTTTTCCAAAGCAGACACAGTTAACAAAAGACAGTGAGACAGGTCAATTAAGACCAGGACAATTTATAAATCTACCTTATTTCGGTGAGGAGCGTAAAGCTTTAAACGTTGACGGTACAAAATTTACCTTAGATCAATTCATAAAAGTAGTCAGTGCAAACCTGGTTACCAAAGAAAGACTGAAAGAAATTACAGAAGGAATCGAAAACAAAAGTATGGAAGGTGTTGACGAAGAGTTTATAGAAGGTCCACCTTGTCTAGCCGCAATATCTAAAATAGCAAATCAAGAAAATTTTGATGGTAAAGATAGATTTATGTACAACTATCATGTTATGGTTAAGATGAAGTATCCAGACAACTGGCAACAAAAAGTAAAAAATGCACCAGTGAAATATTTTTCAGGTCAACATGCTAATGCATGGGATGATAAACTTTTAAATGCAAAAGTAAAATCTTGGAATAGAAGTAGTAAAGGTTATACCTGTACTGAGAGTCCACTAAGTGAACATTGTAAGAAAGGTATATGTGTAAAGAAAAAGTTTGGAGTATTACGTGGGACAAAAGGTTCTTATCCTGTCTTGACTAATCTAAAGAAAATAGATTTAGATCCAGAACCAGAATATGAATTTGATGTAACAAAACCAGACGGTATTAGTACAGCTACAGTACACTGTAGAACTGTTGAACATTTAAATGATCAACGTAAAAGAAGAAATGCAATATCAAAAGCTGCAGGATTCTTTCCGCCTTTGATTAAAGGTGAAGAAGAACAATTTGTTATGGATGCACTATACACGACACAGAAAACAGTACAGCCACCTGTAGGTACATCACCAAAAGAAAAATTACATGATGTATTACATGCAAAAATAAATGGACCGAAAGCTACAAGTGATGCTGCATTTAAAACTGGTTCAGTATTAATTGAAGGTGAGTATGCTTTCTTTAAGTTTGATAAATTTTATGACAAACTAAAAGCAAAGAATTGGAAGTACAGTGAAGACAAGACAGGTCGTATGATGCAAGTTACATATCAAGATTGTGAAATAGAATTTTTAGATCAAAAAAGATATCCATCAAAAGAAAAAAGTAAATATAATTCATCAACAAAAAATGTCATACAAATAAATAGAAAAACGTTTGAAGAAGTACCTATACATCACAAAACTACAAAACATAAGACGGACATAATATGATTAGTAGAAAATTATTCGGGCCTCCGGGAACAGGGAAGACAACTAAATTATTAAAGTATGTAAAAACATTTTTAAAACTAGGTACACCTATTGATAAGATAGGATACTTTGCATTTACAACTAAAGCTGCAAACGAAGCAGTGAATAGAATGTTAGATTACCATACAGCATTTGAGAAAAAAGATTTAAAACATTTTAAGACACTTCACTCACTAGCTTTTAATCAGCTAGGTATGAAAAAAACACAAGTTATGCAGGACGAACATTATGAGGATATCGGTAGACAGTTAGGTATTGAGGTTACAGTCTATAAAGGTGGTGAAGAGAATACAGGTTTTATAAATTCTGACAGTGAATATTTTAATTTAATTAACGCAGCTAGGATAAAAAACATTTCTATAGAAGATGAGTACAATACAGACATGTATTCACAGGACATGGATAAAAGATTATTAAAAATAATATCAGATGAAGTTCAAAATTATAAGCAATCTTATGGTTTGGTTGATTTTACAGACATGATTGAAAAATTTATTGTGTCAGGATTGTGTCCAAAATACGACGTAGCATTTGTTGATGAAGCACAAGATTTATCACCGATACAGTGGAAAATGTTCAATATTATCAAGGAAAATAGTAAATATGTTATACTAGCAGGTGATGATGATCAAGCAATTTATGGTTGGGCAGGCGCAGATGTAAAAAAATTTCAGCAGGAAAAATCAAAGAAAGACATAATTTTGCCACAATCTTACAGGGTTCCACAATCTGTACAAAGTTTAGCTGATAACATTTTAAAACAAATACCTGACGAAAGAAGAATACAAAAAAGTTGGAAGGCACGAGAAGATATGGGTACTGTTAATTATATTTTTGATCAAGAAGATGCACCATTGGATCAGGGAACATGGCTAGTGCTGGCAAGATACAATGATAAGTTAAATAGATTTAAACCTTATCTAAAAGAACGTGGTATTTATTTTGAATTCAAAGATCGTAAAAGCTACAAAGTAACATTACTTAGAACCGTTCTAAATTATACTCGTTGGACCAAAGGAGATCAATTATCTTTAGCAGAAGTAAAAGATATATTTGAATACACTGGTACAGATACAGAACTTACAGAAGAAAGAATGTATGATCTGACAGAGTTTGGATTTAGTAAAGATGTACCATGGTACGATGTATTTCAATCAGACTACGAGGAATGTTTATACATAAGAGAAATGTTAAGTAATGGTGAAGAATTAGGTAAACCACCAAGAATAAAATTATCTACAATACACTCAGCAAAAGGCGGTGAAGCTGACAATGTATTGTTAATGTTAGATAATACTAAAACAATTCGAGACTCTGTAGAAAAGAGTTTAGATAAACAAGATGAAGAACATAGAGTTTGGTATGTAGGAGTGACACGTACAAAACAAAATCTTTATGTTATGTCAGCAAAAAAGGAGGATCAAGGTTATGACGTCGAAGGACTTATTGGATAGTGTGTTTCCACAAGATAGGCAGGTAGGAGGATCTCATTATAAATCGTTTCACATTCAGCCCTATGAATTTATTTCAAAAAATAATCTCTCATTCTTTCAAGGATGTGTTGTGAAATATGTTTGTAGATATTTAAACAAGAATGGTATAGAAGATTTAGAGAAGATCAAACATTATTGTGACTTAGAAATCAAAAAGATAAAAGATGGCAAGAAAAAATAAGATAGTTAAAAATATTGTAGTGGATAAAAAATATAGATTTGAACTAGAAATATATCCTAGACTAATTAGTTGGGAGATCTTTCCAAAAGATCATCATGCTGCATTGTATGCTTTTTCAAATAAACAAAAATTAAATAAACTAATAGAAGATAAATATATCTTTGAACCGGAGAGCAAATGAAAATACCTAAATTTGAAGCACCTACCGAATGGTTAAAGCCTACAGAATTTCCTGACTTACGTCATGTAGATGAAATAGCAATTGACTTAGAGACAAAAGATCCTGACTTACTTAAAAAAGGATCTGGTTCTGTCATAGGTAATGGTGACGTTATAGGTATTGCAGTTGCAACTAATCATTACAAAGGATACTTTCCAATTGCACATGAAGGTGGTGGTAATATGGATAGAGCTAAAGTTATGTCTTGGTTAAAAGATGTACTTGAAGCACCATCAACAAAAGTTTTTCACAATGCAATTTACGATGTCTGTTGGTTAAGAGCATTAGGTTTTAAAATAAATGGTAACATAGCCTGCACAATGATAGCGGCAGCTGTGACTGATGAAAATAGATTTAGATATGATTTAAATAGTTTATCGTGGCACTATCTTGGTTATGGTAAGAACGAAGCTGCACTTGCAGAAGCTGCAGCAGAATGGGGAATCAATCCTAAATCAGAAATGTACAAACTACCTTCAATGCATGTCGGTGCATATGCTGAACGTGATGCTGAAGTTACATTAGGACTTTGGCAAGAGATGAAAAAAGAAATTATTAACCAGGACCTAGAAGATATATTTGATTTGGAGACAGATCTATTTCCATGTCTTGTTGATATGAGATTTAAAGGTGTTCGTGTAGATGTAGAACGAGCTCATACAATGAAAAAACAATTTAAGAAAGCTGAACAAGAATTATTACACAAAATAAAAAGAGAAACAAATGTTGATACACAAATATGGGCAGCAAGATCTGTTGCAAATGTATTTGATATGTTGAAACTAGAATATCCAACAACAGATAAAACAGGTGCACCATCATTTACAAAAAACTTTTTACAGGAACACGAGCACCCTGTTGTTAACATGATTGCACAAGCAAGAGAGATTAACAAAGCACACACAACTTTTCTAGATTCTATTATAAGCTACGAGCATAAAGGTAGAATACATGCCGAGATAAATCAGTTAAGGAATGCTGGAGGGGGTACGGTGACTGGTAGGTTCTCTTATCAAAACCCAAACCTTCAGCAGATTCCTGCAAGAAACAAGGATCTTGGACCTAAGATAAGGTCGTTATTTATACCCGAGGAAGGCCATACATGGGGTTGTTTTGACTATTCTCAGCAAGAGCCTAGGTTGGTAGTGCATTATGCCTCTTTATACAAATTACCGTCCGTATATGACGTTGTAGACGCCTATACAAACGATGCTAGCGCAGACTTTCACCAGACTGTAGCAGATATGGCCGACATACCTAGATCACAGGCCAAAACGATCAATTTGGGTCTTTTTTATGGTATGGGTAAAGGTAAACTTCAAGCAGAACTAGGGGTTACTAAAGAAAAAGCTGCAGATTTATTTAACACGTATCATTCACGTGTACCATTTGTAAAACAATTGATGGATAAAGCATCTAATAGAGCTCAGGATAGAGGTCAGATAAGAACTTTACTAGGTAGATTATGTAGGTTTCATTTATGGGAACCTAATAGTTTCGGTATGCATAAGGCCATGACACACGAAGATGCGTTAAGGGAACATGGACCGGGGATCAAGAGAGCTTACACATACAAAGCATTAAACAAATTGATACAAGGATCTGCTGCTGACATGACTAAGAAAGCAATGTTAGAATTGTACAGAGAAGGTATCATACCTCACATACAAATACATGATGAGCTAGATATATCTGTCCAAGATGAAGCACATGCTAAAAAAATAATTGATGTAATGGAAAATGCTGTTACATTAGAAGTCCCAAATAAAGTCGACTATGAGTATGGTGACAACTGGGGTGAGATACATGATTAATTATGGCTT